CGCAGGGGATTCGAGTGAATAGTTCTGTATATTGGATACACCGCCCTGAGCATACAGATATGTTCAGTCAAGGCTATATAGGTGTGTCTAACAATACAAAGAAAAGATGGAACACTCACAAGATTTCAACTGATAACATTTACTTGCAACGCGCTATTAAAAAGTATGGCTGGGATAGTCTTGTAAAAGAGATTATTGTAATTGCTGATAGGTTATATTGTTTGGCAATTGAATGTAAACTAAGGTCATCCGCTTCAATTGGATGGAATATAGTAGCAGGTGGCGGTATGCCTCCTAGCACACTGGGTAAAAAGTATATTAGGTCTGATGAATGGAGAGAGAAACAAAGCAAGGCTCACATAGGACAGGTTTCTGCTAATAAAGGTAAGCCTGTTCTTCCCCATGTATTAGAAGCTATGCGGCAAGCTAATTTAGGTAAGCATCAGTCTGATGAATCAAAGCTTAAGAAATCATTAGCTACTAAAGGTAGAGTATCTGAAAGAGTGCTATGCCCTAATTGCAACACAGTTGGCGGAGGGTCTTCCATGAAAAGATACCACTTTGATAATTGTACTGGGGCTAAAATATTTAGAGCAGTCACAACAATTAATGGCAAGAGGACAGATTTAGGAAGATATGCTACTAGAGAGCAAGTAGCTATAGCAGTTAAAAAAGCTCATTTAGGAGAATAATTTTGGCAGATATTATCGTCGCAGGAAATACTTCTGGCAGCATCACTATCAGTGCGCCACTGGTTGCAGGATCAGGAGTTTTAACACTACCAACTGGAACCGACACCCTAATCGGCAAAGCCACGACTGATGTACTGACGAATAAGAGCATAGCAGCTACTCAGTTAACTGGAACTATTGCAGCAGCTAGATTGCCAGCGGGAACAGTTTTACAGGTTAAGAACCTTCAAACTGGCGCGGTAGCAACTGGAACTACAATTATTCCTAATGACAACACCATCCCTCAGATTACTGAGGGGACACAATTTCTCTCTTTGGCGATTACTCCAACAAGTGCCACAAGTAAACTACTAATACAATGCGAGATAAATGCTTCAACAACCGTAGGTTCGGCTATTAGTATCGCGTTATTTCAAGACTCAACAGCAAGTGCAATCGCAGCGGGAAACTTTACACAAGCTACAAATTGGAGTGTGAGATTCCCTTTAACATACAGTATGACAAGTGGAACTACATCATCAACAACTTTTACTGTTAGAGCTGGACTTGAAGCTGCTGGCACGATTTGTTTAAATGGTAATGCCTCTGGCGTTAGATATTTTGGCGGGGTCAATTACTCGTCAATCACAATCACGGAGATAGCAGCATGATTAACTATTCTCAAATACTTACACTCAACTATGCTGGCACTCAGTGGGCTTTATACGGTGAGGAATACTCTGGTCTGGAATGGTACGACTCCACTCCAAAGCCAACACAAGCTGAACTTGATGCTCTATGGATACCTACGCAAGAAGCCGATAGCAAAGCAGACAACAAAGCCACAGCATCAGGACTACTAGCTGGCACAGACTGGACAACCATAGCTGACATAGGGCTACCAACAGCCAATCCTAGACTATCCAATCAGGATCAGTTCATTGCTTATCGCCAAGTGATTCGTCAGATTGCTGTCTACCCACCCGCTGGTGAAGTGGTCTGGCCTACACCGCCAACAGAAGTTTGGCTACAAGGAGAATAATATGTCGGTAATTATTAATGGCGATACGGGAATTACTACACCTGCTGAGACAGTACAGGGCGCTCTAACAACCACTGGTAACACTATCTTAGGTGATGCAACTACAGACACACTGAATGTTGGCGCTGGTGGATTGGTAAAAGATGCTAGTGGTAATGTTGGGATTGGGGTGAGTAGTCCGGCGGCAAAATTGGATGTTGCGGGAAATGCTTATTTTCGTGGCTCCTCATCCGCTGGTGCGATTGCAATTATTACTCCTGACAGTACTTCTGGCGCTAATGGTGTTAATTTAGCAGCTAGTTTTGTAACCGGCGGATATGGCCCACTTACATTTAGCACCAACAACACAGAACGTATGCGTATCGACTCCAGCGGTAACTTGCTATTCAACTCTGGTTACGGTTCTGCTGCCACTGCATACGGATGTCGTGCTTGGGTAAACTTCAACGGCACTGGTACTGTGGCTATTCGTGCAAGCGGGAATGTGAGTAGTATTACGGATACTGGAGTTGGGAATTACACGGTTAATTTAACAACTGCAATGCCAGATGTAAATGGTGTGCTATTAAATGGAAAATCAAATCAAGTGTCAAACGCTGGAAACGCAGTGGGTATGGCGTGGACTAGCACTTCCACGTTCAGCACCGTTGTTTATGAGGGTGGCTCGGCTGTTGATGCTGCCAACTTGTACTTCGCTGTATTTAGATAAGGAAAACAAAATGACACAACGTATAATTTACTCAACAGATAGCGGTGTAAGCATCATTATTCCTACACCTGAATCATTACAAACATTAACCATTGATGACATTGCCAAGAAAGATGTTCCTGCTGGTGTTGCTTACAAGATTGTAGACACAGTATCTCTACCAGAAGATAGGACATTTCGTGGTGCTTGGGAAGCTGACATGACAACACCTGATGGTGTAGGGCTAGGCTATGATGCTTGGTTTGCATTACAACCAAAACCAATAGTACATGAGGTGACAGAATGATTACGATTAACCTAGACAAAGCTAAAGTGATTACTAAAGAGCGTTTGCGTGCTGAACGCGCTCCACTGCTAACAGCATTAGACGTACAGTACCAACGCGCTCAGGAAGATGGCAGAGATACCACCATTATCATTAGTGAGAAACAAAGGCTGCGTGATGTTACTAAACTAGCAGATAAGGCTACAACGCTGGATGAACTGAAGGCGTTATCGGCATGAGCATTAAAGACAAAGCTCAGAAGGTAGTGGGCAAGGTTGATGAGGTTATTGCTATAGCTGATCCAGTATCAGACAGATTCCTTGATCTGATTAAGAACTCTAAGCGCAGTGTGCTGGTGATACTGATTATCGGCTTTATTATCTGGCTAATCTAAATGCTCCAGCTCCTACAGTTTCGCGCGGGTGTCAACAGAGAAGGGACCACCCTTGCTAATGAGGGCGGCTGGTTTGAATGTGATAAGGTAAGATTCAAATCAGGCTATCCACAGAAGATTGGTGGATGGGTGCCGTTGACCAGCAGAACGTATCTTGGTGTAGCAAGGGCGTTGTGGAATTACGTTACGCTCAGAGGATTTAATCTTCTGGCTATAGGAACAAATCTTAAATACTATATTGAAAATGGCGGTATCTATTATGATATTACGCCTATCCGCTATACCTCTATAGCAGGTGATGTAACCTTCTCAGCTACAGATGGCTCAAGTGTTATCACTGTATTTGATCATGATAATGGTGCTATCGATGGTGACTTTGTAACAATCTATGATGCTGTATCTCTAGGCGGGAATATCACAGCAGCAATACTTAACCAAGAGTATCAGCTGACTTATATAGATTCCAATTCATACTCTATTACTGTACTTGCCGTAGCTAATTCAAGTGATAGTGGAGATGGCGGAGTCGCTGCCTATGGCGCATATCAACTTAATATTGGGCCAGAGATCTATGTTACTGAGAATGGGTGGGGTGCTGGTCTTTGGGGTGGAATAACTACTAACGGTATTATAGATTATCTAGCCAGTACAATTAATAGCTCTGTTACAACTATACCTTTAGTTGATGCCACAGGATTTCCTGCTACTGGTCTTATATTAATAGACGCAGAGTTAATTACATATTCTGGTATTTCAACTAATGATCTTACCGGCTGTACACGCGCAGTAAATGGAACCACTGCAGCAGCACACACTGCTGGCACTACTGTATATGACGCGGCTACATTCTCAGGTTGGGGCGAGTCTAATACGGCAGCTATTACAGCTCAGTTAAGACTTTGGAGCCAGGATAACTTTGGCGAGTTCCTAATATTCAATCCAAGGAATGGTGGCATTTATCTTTGGATACCAGATTATGATGGTGGCGGTAATATAACTATCACCAATAGAGGAGAGCTATTATCTCCGTCTAGTTCTGGTGTATATCAGACAGACGCTAGTTGTCCATCTGTATCAATACAGACAATGGTATCTGATGCATCTAGGTTTGTAATATCCTTTGGATGTAATGACTACGGCACTAGCGTACAGAGCAGGATGTTGATTAGATGGTCAGACCAAGAAGACTATCAGACTTGGGCACCAGCAATTACCAATCAAGCAGGCAGTTACTTATTAAGTAGTGGCTCTACTATTGTTACTGCAATACAGTCGCGGCAGGAAATATTTATTCTGACAGATTCAGCTGCTTATTCTATGCAGTATATTGGGCCTCCATATGTATGGGGCTTTAATATTCTGTCAGACAACATATCTATTATTGGACCTAATGCTATAACTGCTGCCAATAATATTATTTATTGGATGGGTCAGGAAAAGTTCTATTGCTACACAGGACGGGTAGAGACTTTGCCTTGTACTCTAAGGCAGTACGTCTATGGCAATATTAATATGGAGCAGAGCTTTCAGTTCTTCTCTGGCACCAATGAAGGGTACAGTGAGGTATGGTGGTATTACTGCTCAGCTAACTCTACTGTAGTAGATAGATATGTAATCTATAACTACTTAGATAAGGTCTGGTATTACGGAAATCTAGAAAGGTCCGCTTGGCTGGATAGTTCGCTGAGAAGATTCCCTATGGCTGCTACTTATGAGCATGCAATGGTATTCCATGAAGATGGTACTGATGATCAGAATATAAGTGGAGAGATCTTCCCAATTGAATCTTATATTCAGTCATCTGATTTTGATATTGGTGATGGTCATAACTTTGGATTTGTGTGGAGAATTATCCCTGATCTGACGTTTGATGGATCTACTACGCCTAGTCCAGATAAACCCTCTGCTGTATTTACAGTGCGTCCCAGACAGAATCCTGGTGCTCCCTATGGCACATCAGATCTGCCAGTAGTTGAATCAGCTCAGTCTTATGCTAATCAAAGAAACTACACTGTCCAAGAGTTCACACAGATTGTTTATACAAGACTGCGTGGCCGGCAGATGGCGTTCAAGATCAGCTCAGATACATTAGGAACACAGTGGCAGCTAGGAACTCCTAGGATTGATGTGCGGCCAGACGGCAGGCGCTAAGTGGCTCTAGTAAATAAACTGATTCCATCAAAATCAGCAGCTCTGCCAGTTGGGACAGTTGACTACACTAGACAATATCAAGATCAGTTTAGCAATATTCTGCGGCTTTACTTTAATCAGGTAGATTCTAATTCTCAGTCTCTTCTAAGTAATACTGGTGGGCGGTTTCTAGGATTCCCATATGGCTCATTCTTAGATACTACAGATCAGGTAGCAGGCGCTACTACAGTAGCCTATGCCATGAGATTTAATACTACTGAGTATTCTAACTCTGTAACCATAGCATCAAAGACTGCTGCATTTACTGCCTCTATTAATAATGGCGGGGTCTTAGCCGGAACAGTTCTGACAGTGGCCACTATTGCTGTAGGTAGTGTTATATATCTAGGCATGCAGCTAACCGGCGTAGGAGTAACTGCCGGTACAAGAGTTATAGCATTTGTCTCTGGATCTGGTGGAGTTGGGACTTATACAGTAAGCGCCTCTCAGCTAGTGGCAACTGTAGCTATGGTTGGGGATTTGCCATCAAAGCTATCAGCAGAATTTCCTGGGATTTATAACTTACAGGCTAGTGCTGAGCTTTTAAATACTGGGGCTGGATCTCAGACAGTAGAGATATGGATAATGCGTAATGGAGTAAATG